CTTGGGATCAAGTTGCTGTTGGTAATTATCTAATCGTTGAAGCATATCAAATCGTAGACCCTGCAGTTTATTCTGATGCTTGGGGCGATCGTTGGTTAGGGCGTTATGCTTCTTGTTTGATTAAACAACAATGGGGTCAGAACCTTAAAAAGTTTGAAGGTATGAAAATGCCAGGTGGTCTTACATTTAATGGTCAGAAAATATACGATGAAGCCACTGCAGAGCGTGAAGCTCTTGAAAGAGAAATGATCTTCACATACTCTCTACCTTGTACGGATCTTATCGGCTGATGACAGAAGCGTTCGTTTACTGCTGGACAGACAAAAAGAATAATATGTTGTACGTTGGATCTCACAAAGGTTCAGCGGATGACGGTTATGTTTGTTCAAGTAAATATATGCTCAAAGAATATAATAAGAGACCATCAGATTTTAGCAGACAGATTATTGCAGAGGGTAATCTATCAGACATAAGAAAACTCGAAGCTAAAATTCTACAGGCTGCAAACGCCAGATTGGATGAATCGTTTTATAATAAACACGATAATGATGGATTTTATTTCGACGGCTGGAAAAAGGGAGAGATGTCCCTTGAACACAGACAAAAGATGTCCGAGGCTAAAAAAGGCAAAAAGCTGTCAGAATCTCATCGTAAAAATATATTAAATAATAGGGTTGGTAAAAAGAACAGCGCTGAACATACAGCTGCTCTGGTCGCCTCAAGAATAGGTTCTAATCACAGCGAAGAATCAAAAAGAAAAATGAGCGAAAAAAGAAAAAATATTTCAAATCTGAAAGAACTGGCTTCAAACGCTGGGAAAAAGAGCGTGCAGGCAAGACCAGATAACTATAAACAGATTCAGTCCGAACGTATGAAACTGTGGTGGGCCGAACGCAAAAAGAAAGCGGGAGGCTAACATTAGCACTAACTTCTTTTTTAACAACTTCAAAGCGTCTCAGGAGCAACTACTTCTTGAGAATTTGGTAATTGAGTCGATAAAAATATACGGACATGATATATATTACGTTCCTCGTAAATTAAACAATTACGATGATGTGTATGGAGCGGACGATCAATCTTCTTATGAAGTAGCTTATCCTATAGAAATGTATATTAAATCCATCGACGGGTTTAGTGGCGATCAAGAATTTCTATCTAAGTTTGGCGTTGAAATTCGCAATCAAGTTGTATTCTCTGTTGCCCGTAGAATCTTTAATGAAGAAGTTGGTGAATTTACCGCTCAGGTAAGACCAAACGAAGGAGATATTATCTATTTTCCTTTGAATCAAAGAGCGTTTCAGATTAAGTATGTTAATAAATATGAAATGTTTTATCAGCTAGGCGCACTTCAAACATGGGAAATGACTTGTGAAGTGTTTGAATATTCCGGAGAACTGTTCAATACAGGTATTCCGGAAATTGATTCTATTCAAAGAAAGAACGATACAAATATTCTAGATTGGACAATAAGAACAGAAAGTTCTAATAAAATTTCTATTACAACTGAAGAAGGCGATTATCTAGTATTAGAAAAATTCTCATTGGAAGATTTAGTTCCAGCTTCAGACAATGACGAAATTCAAACAGAGTCTGACATGTTTGTTGACTTCAGTTCTTTAGATCCATTTAGCGAAGGTAACATTTAATGTTTGGTTCACCGTTTTATTTTGGTCTTATAAGAAAATATGTAATTCTTATGGGAACCTTACTTAATCAGATTCGTATAACTAAAACTGATTCTTCTGGCACAGTTACATCTTTAGTAAGAGTTCCTATTACATATGCTCCTAAAGATAAAATGTTAGCTAGAATTATCCAAGATCCAGCATTAGATAAACCAAGTGCAGTTGCGCCTTTACCTATGATTTCCTTTGAAATGGGTAAAATGGTTTATGACGGTTCTAGAAAATTAAACACTGTTGGTAAAGTTTCAGTTAGGGATGCTACTGACGCTGATAAATTCAAATATCAATATAATCCTGTTCCATATAATATAGATTTCAAAGTTTACATTTATGCTAAAAATGCTGAAGATGGAACAAAAATTGTTGAACAAATACTTCCTTATTTTACTCCTGATTGGACAACAACATGTAACCTAATCCCAGAGGTTAATGTTACCATGGATATTCCAATCATATTGAATAATATCAGCTATTCTGACACTTATGATGGCGCCTATTCTGAGAGAAGAGCTATTATTTGGCAGCTAGATTTTGTTCTTAAAGGTTATCTTTACGGACCTATTAAATCTTCTGGAATTATTAAATTCGTTAGAACACAATTTTATATACCTTCAACTAACACTGCCGCTGAAGGTAGAGGCATAACACCAATGGCGGAAAAGATAACAGTTCAGCCTGGTTTAGATGTTTTTGGCAATCCTATAAATTACTATGGCGGTCCAAACGCCAATACAGGAACTGTTCCTTATATTGAAGTAAATTCTGATGATGATTATGGTTTCATAACTCAAATCTACAACACTGATGAGATTGAATGATAAATGAAGATGATGACAACGAAAAGGTAAATTTACCAGCGTTGGAATATGAAAAACAAATCGATAATATTATTGCTAAAGCTCATGATGATTCTGCAAGAAACGATTTCGAATCAGCAAGAGCTAATCTGTATGAAGTAATCTCAACAGGTCAAGAAGCAATAGATAAATTATCTGAGATTGCCAGTCAGTCTCAGCACCCACGTGCATTTGAAGTTTTAGCTAAACTTATGGATACAGTAGTAAGCACTAATAAAGAGTTGTTAGAGCTTCAGTCTAAGATCCGTGAAATTGATGCAAAAGACTCACCAATTAGCGAAAAAGCACAAACCATTAATAATAACTTATTCGTAGGTTCTACAGCAGAATTACAAAAAGTTCTTAAGGATATGAAGAACAATGAATGAGTTGGTGGGTGGTTATAAGGGTAATGTTCTTCTAAAGAAAACTAATCAGAACATTGAATGGACTCCGGAACTTGTTCAGGAGTATGTCAAATGTCAGAATGACCCTGTATATTTCACTGAAAACTATATGAAGATCATCTCAATTAATGAGGGTCTGACAAGTTTTAAATTGTATGGTTACCAGAAAGAAATGGTAACTTCATTTAAAAATAATCGTTATTCTATCGTTACTACTGCCCGACAGGCTGGTAAGTCTACTACAACCTGTGCGTTTATCCTTTGGTATATCATTTTTCATCCAGACAAGACTGTTGCTCTACTGGCCAATAAGGGTGATACGGCTCGAGAAATTCTTGGTCGTGTCCAGCTTGCCTACCAGCATCTACCTAAATGGCTACAGCAGGGTGTTGTTGAATGGAACAAGGGTTCATTCGTTCTAGAAAATAACAGCCGTGTTTTGGCTGCTGCTACTTCTGCCAGCGCCATCCGTGGTTATACCATCAACCTTCTATTCATCGACGAAGCGGCGTTCATTGATAACTGGGATGAATTCTTCACTTCGGTTTATCCTACTATTTCTTCGGGTTCGGAGTCAAAGATTATTCTGGTTTCCACTCCAAACGGTTTGAATCACTTCCACGCTACATGGGCCAATGCCGAAAAAGGCACTAACGGTTATCATCCAATTCTAGTTAATTGGCAAGCAGTTCCTGGTCGTGATGAAAAGTGGAAGCAAGATACTCTGGCTGGTATGAACTTTGACCTCGAGAAGTTCGATCAGGAATATAACTGCGAATTTTTGGGTTCGTCAGGCACCCTGATTGCTGGTTGGAAGCTCAAAGAATTAGTTTCTTCTAACCCCATCTTACAAAAAGATGGTTTGACGCAGTTCCGGGCGGTTGAACCGAATCACGTTTATATGATGGTTTGCGACGTTTCTCGTGGTAAGGGGTTAGATTATTCAGCCTTCCAGTTGGTAGATGTTACAACCATGCCATATCAGCAGGTCGGGGTTTATAGGAATAATGCTATCACACCACTTGATTATGCTGATATTATACACAGAACAGCCAAGGCATATAATAATGCCTCTGTTTTGGTCGAGGTTAATGATATTGGTGAACAGGTTTCAACTTCATTGAATTATGATTTTGGGTATGAGAATGTTTTGTTCACCGAAAACGCTGGCCGATCCGGAAAGAGAATTACTACTGGATTCGGCGGAGGAAGCGTTGATAAGGGTGTCCGAACTACTAAAATTGTTAAGTCGATCGGCTGCTCTATTTTAAAACTGCTCATAGAGCAAAACCAGTTCGTTGTGAATGATATAAACACTATTAGCGAATTGGGAACCTTTTCTAAAAAGGGAACTTCGTATGAAGCTGAGCCAGGAAAGCATGATGACTTGGTCATGTGTTTGGTTCTCTTTGCTTGGCTATCAGACCAACAGTATTTTAAAGACTATACCAATATCAACACTCTTATGTCATTGAGAGATAAAACTGAGGATGACATTGAGCAGGATCTTGCTCCGTTTGGGTTTGTGGATTCCGGAAGGGATGATTTTGTAGAAGAAGAATATGAGAGATTTGTAGGTGATTCATGGATGTGGAACCAACCGCAGGACTTCTAAAAAAGCTCATTTTATAAATATAAAAAATTCATAATTGTAAGTTCTCGCAAAAGGGAGAAAAATAAATGGCTTTCCAACTATCACCTGGAGTAAATGTATCTGAGATCGACCTTACAACAGTCGTTCCTTCAGTCGCCACAACCGATGGCGCCTTTGCTGGCGTTTTCCGTTGGGGTCCAATCGGAGAAAGAGTTCTAGTAGACTCTGAAAATGCACTAGTTTCTAGATTTGGTAAACCAACCAACTTCAACGGCGAAACATTTTTCACAGCTGCTAACTTCCTATCATATACAAACCGTCTATGGGTTTCACGTGCTGCTGACGTTACTGGTGCAACTCCAGTTGTTTCAGGTAATACATCTGGCGCAAACAACGTTCTATTGATTTCTAGCACAACTGCAATCACAGTTGGTATGTATCTAACTCAGTGTTCGAACGCTAACATTACATTTGGTAACAGTTCAGTAACCACTAACGTTATATCAACTATTTCAGTTATTACTAAGAACTCAAGTTCTGTAACACTTTCAAGCAACGTAACAGCTTCTCAGAATGGCGTAAGTTTCTATTTTGCCGATCCTGTTTCAGCATATACTTCTGTTGCTATGGAACCAAATTCAGCCGCTTTCGGCGCTAATTCTTTTGTTGCTAACCTTGTTAATCAGATTGTAAAGAATGATAATGATTATGCTGATAAGGATGGCAATTTCGATTCAGACGTTATCTACGTTGCAAGATTCCCTGGGGACATGGGTAATTCTCTAAGAATTGGTATCTGCGATAATGCTAACAGCTTCAATTCAAACGTTGCTCTAGTTGGCACAAATGTTGGTGGTAGCGGTGTAACTGCAAACGCTCTAATGGAATTCCGCCTTGGTTCAAACGTTGCAACAATTAAGTTTGCTGGCACTACAAATGCTGCTGCAAATGGTGTTGCTTCTAAACTAGCAAGCGGTGATCAGATCCTAGCTGGTAACAGTTCAATCAATCAGCAGTATTTGATGGTCAAACAAGTTTCTGTAGGAAGCAATGCAAGCTACATTAACACTTCAACTATCGGATTCAGCGGTCTAGACGTTTCTAACAATACTAACTTTATTACTATTGCGAATAATCCTTATTCAAATGGTGATATTGTTAACTATTCTAACACTGCTGGTAATAATGAAATTAGCGGTCTAACACAGGGTATTAACTATCATGTTGTAGAAGCCAATTCATCTGGATTAAAATTATCTCTAACTCCTTTTGGTTCGGAGATCGATTTAACTACTACATCTGGAGCAAATGCAACTCTAGTTGCAAACACTACAGTAGTTCAAATTAATTTTGAAGATCCATATAGACTAAGAACTAACTTCACAACTAACACTGTTCAGCGTTATTGGGAATTCTTTAACGTTGTTGACGTTGCTCCTGGTCAGTCAGATTACGTTCTTTATAACGGTAATACTTCTGCACAAGATGAACTTCACATTGTAGTTGTTGACGATGGTGGTAAGTTTAGTGGAACTCCAGGAACAATTCTTGAAGTTTATAAGGGTCTATCACGTGCTACTGATGGTAAGAACAACGACGGTACAGGTAACTACTACAAAGATATAATTAACCAGAATTCTAATTATATCCGTTGGG